CGAGGTTGAGGCTCACCTAAAACCCCTCATCCGGCCGCGCGGCCAGACTGTCGGCCCGCTCGGCGGGTTCATCATGTCGGTCACCATCGGCGGCGCGTCCTTGCCGTACCAACTGAGCGAGTGCATAAGCTGGTCACCGCCACCGACTGTGGTCAGGCCGGCACCACGTCGACCGATGATGTTCCCCAAATCTTCGCTTTTGAGGCCTTTATGCTCGACCGGCGGCACTTGGTTAGGAGGTGATTTCACCTTAAAAGCCTCCATGGTTGCAGCCCGATACCCTTTCACGCTGCGTATGATCTTGAGCGCCTCGTAAACCCGACTTCGGCTCTGGATCGGTGCTCGGTCTGACCTCATACACCCTCGGTGCCGTAAGTCGGCTTGCCGGCCTTCATCGGGTTGAAGTCGGGGGTCAGCGACAAGCTCGACCCCTTAGGGTAGGAGCGCGACGAGCCGGTCGGCCCGCTCTGGTCCCCGACGGTGCCACCGGCTCTGAGCATCTCCAGCCGGCCGGTGCTCTCAAGCTTGTCTGTGCCATCGGCACCGGTCTTGGTGCCGTACTCACGGCGTTGGTAGGCTTCAGCCATTGTAAGGGGCTCCTTGCTGGAACAGGTTTACGGGCGGTGCGATGTCGCTGTGCCGCGCCGGGGTGGCAGCCGGCGCTTGCGCGCCTTGCGCCCTACCCCCGGCGCCCGTGCTCGGTCCACGCTGACTACCACCCTGACGCGGGTCTGACGGCGGCTCGGGACGACCCGACATCCCCAACTCAGCACGGGAATGGGCCTCGACGGCGATCTGCGCCTTGGCGAGGTCTTGCTGCGCCTTGATCTTCTGCGCAATGGCCTGGTCGTCGGGCACCACGTCGTCGGGCAATCCGAGGTTCTGCGCAACTGCACGCAACACGCGCGCACGGCCCGCCTCGCCGATGATCGGCCCATCGATCGGATTAGCTGTAATTTGTAAAAATTGCAGCTGCTTCTGTCGCTCGGTCTCTTTCTGGATCGCCACCTTGACGCCGCTGACGACGATCTGCTCCTCGCCCGACAGCATGCCGCTATCGTCGGTCAGCATGATCATGTCGTAAAGGGCTGTTAACAAACCCTTCATGACGTCGATATCAACGTTGGAAGCAACCGTTTGGAGAATTTTCGATGCGTTGTTCATCAGCATCGATAAACCAGAAGCCGTTCTACCGGCTCCACCGGATAGGCTTTCACCAGTCGTGTACCGGGGAATAGCGCTGATATCGTCGGCCATATTGACGATCTGGTTATAGATCGCCAACAACTCCTGGGCGTTGCTATTTGGTTGAAAGAAGGTAACCGGCTCCCGCGTATTCGCTAGCGGGTCGTTAATTACATGCCATCGCTTCCAAGGGTAAAGCTGGTCAGCGTTCTCGGTCGGAGCTAGGCAATCATCATTGATAACGACCTGAGGACCGCTCGCCATACCCATGTTGTTAACCAGCGCCCGCAGAGTGGCGTTCGCCACTTCTTGCTGGTCTTCAAGGATATCCGGCAGCCCATGCCCGGCGACGGTGCCCGGCACCTTTTCAAAACTGGTCAGAAAGTAAGGGTGGCGCTGTCGCGGGCTGGGATTAAGCTGGGTCTTCAGGACATGCCGACCCACCACCCAGGTCTGCACTGCATAGTCGCGGTCGAGGTCGGGCACGTCTTCCGGCGGCACGCCCTGATCCAGCAGTATCTGCCCCTGCACGTTGCCGTGATACTCGATGGCGTCGATCATCTGCGACTGGTTAAAATTCGGATCTTCGCGGCCAGCAGCTAAAGCGGCCTCAGTATCCGGCGCGTCCATCCAGTCACGCAAACCACGACCGTGATCTTGCAACGCACCACGCACCGCATCTTCATCGTAACCTGGAAGTCCAATCAGGTCGTTGAGATCGGCACGAGTAAAGCGTTTACGCTCGATCACCTCGGCATCGGTAAACCGTGCGACGCCGGGGCTCCAATAGACGTTGAATGGATCGATCCGTTCCCAGAACATCTGCGGTTTTTGTTCAAGAACGGCGCGACCCTGGTTCCACGTTAAACGTGGAACCATTCTAACAACCGGCCCCTTGATACAAGCGTAAGGAAACAGCGGTAGATCGGTCAGGAACTCAGCCAGCGCGTCGTAAAAATTCCCGGCTTGCAGTAGGTCTTCAACCTTGTCAGCAGCCTGGTCAGCCTGGCGCAACGCCTGCCGGCGCGCCGCCTGCTGCGCCTGATAGAGAAGGTCGGCAACCCGCTGGTGGATCTCGTCCTCGTCGATCAGCTGCTGACCCATCTGCAGGTTCTGCACTTCAGCCTGCACCAGGGACATGATGTCCATCTTGACCGACGCCGGCACGGGCGGGTCAGGCTGCGGGTCGATGCCCCACGGTCGATCCGGACCCAGGTACACATCACGGAGCAATGAGTTTGCTCCCCGGCACTTCACCGCGACGAGGCGCGCATAAACCTCGGACCCGCCAAATTTCTTGATCTCGGAGAGCTTCTGAGGGTCGTACTTGCCCTCGAACATGCGCTGCGCCCGCAGCAGCCGATCGTTGAGGTTGTTCTCGCCCGAGTTGCGGGCATTCCGCATGATCTGCCATCGCGATCGTACAAACGCGCCCAGATCCGCTGGAAGTGGGTTAGGCCGCGCCGCCTCCGAAAGGATAGCTAAGCGTTGCCGCTCCTGCTCATCAAGCACGGCTGGACTGACGACACGCAATAAGCCGGAGCCCCCAGCCCTGCTATAAGCGGGTGGGGTGGAACTAGCGACACCGGCTAACGCCTGGGGCAACTCCATTTCCCCCAACGACGATGACTGCTATGGTTATTGAGCCGTTAGGCAAGCCCTGTCAACAGGCTCGCGGGTTCTAAATGGAACAGCCGACGTATCACGAAGTCATGTCGGACAGCGAACTGGTGATGAAATTCGCACTCGACATGGCACAGGGCATCTTCGGCCTCGGCGTTCTCGCTGTCCGCTATGGCTTCGTCAACCGGGTCGTCATGCTCCGGTTTGTACAGGCCAATCCTTATGTCCAAAGGCTGATCCAGCAATACAAAGCGGCTTATGAGAGCGACGACGCAGTCGAGCGCCGGGTGCGGCTCAAGGCCGGGCTATCGGTCGAGGCGCTGATCCCGCATATCGCGAACCTCGCCGGTATGAAGGAGACCCCGATCGGTCAGCGGATCGAGTGCTTTCATAAGCTAATGCGCGCCGCGGGGACCGATGGCGCGCCAGCACAGCCGAGCCGGTTCAGCGGCGACGGAGGTAGTGGCGGCACCACCTTCACGTTGAATTTTATCTGGAGTGACGGTCGTAAAGAGACAGTCCTCACCGGCACTCAACCCCCTCCAGTGATTGAGCATGAGGACGTGGCGTGAACCTCGACTACAAGCCGCCACCGACCGTCGAGCGGTTCCTGCAAAGCCAGGCTCTGGTGCGCGCCCTTGTCGGCCCGCTCGGCTCCGGCAAGTCGATGGGCTGTATCATGGAAGCTCTCAAGCGATCCGTGACGCAACTTCCCTATAACGGTGTGCGATACACGCGTGGTGCGTTAATACGCAACACGCTGCAGCAACTCCGCCAGACTGTCCTCGTCGACGTGCAGTCTTACCTGGGGCCGCTCGTACATTACTATGTTACTGATAGTACTATCCAGCTCCGGACCAAGCTGCCGGATGGAACTATGTTACATTCCGATTGGATCATGATCCCCCTCGACAGCAAGGAGGACGTGCGCCGGCTGCTGTCGATGCAGCTCACCTTCGCCTGGATCAACGAGCTGCGCGAGGTGCCGGTCGACGTCGTATCCGGTGTCATCGGTCGTCTCGGACGGTATCCATCCAAGCTGATGGGGGGCCCAACCTGGTACGGACTGATCGCCGACACCAACCCGTGGGACACCGATAGCCCGTATCATGACCGCTTCGTGCTGACGCCGGCCAAGGGGTGGGAGCTGTATCATCAGCCCTCGGGGCTCAGCCCCCAGGCGGAGAACGTCGAGAACCTGCCAGACGGTTACTACGACACCCTGGCGACCGACCGCGACGAGGACTGGGTCAGCGTACACGTCCGCAGCGAATGGGGCACCTCAAACGCCGGCATGGCGGTATTCCGCAAGAGTTTCCACGCCGAGACGCATGTCCGCGACATGCGTCCCGTGCTCAACCCCTACATGCCGCTGATGATCGGCCTCGATTTTGGCCGCACCCCGTGCGCCCTGATCTGCCAAGTCGACAACTATGGCCGGCTGCTCATCTTCAAGGAAGTCGTCACCGAGGGGATGGGCCTCATACAGATGGTGCGCGAGCACCTCAAACCGGTCCTCTATCAACCACCCTACAACACCAGCCGCGTGTTTATCGTCGGCGACCCGGCGGGGCAGCAGAAATCCCAGGTCACCGAGCAGACACCATTTATGGATCTGGAGGACGAAGGTTTTAAAGCATACCCGGCCTCGACTAACAACATCGATCCGCGGCTACAGGCAGTGGAACGACTGTTCCACCAGACCATTGTCGGCGAACCGGCAATCCAGATCAGCCGAGCTGGATGTCCAACCCTGATCCAGGCGCTGGGTAATAAATACCGGTATCGGAAACGTAGAGACGGGCAGTTCGACGATATTCCGGAAAAACTGCACCCCTGGTCGGATGTCTGCGACGCCCTGCAATACGCGGCGCTGGGGGTACAAAGCAACTACACGGCGCGGCACCTGCGGCGCGAGCGCCCGCGAGCGTACAGTCAACCAGTATCAGCTATGGGGTGGACGTAATGGTGATGGAAGATGAACACTACCAATATGACAACCACGCCAGAAAACTTCAAGGCTGGGATGCTATGAAGATCGGTCACCAGTCAACCTATAACTGCTCACGCCACGGCAAGCAGGGACCGGGACTATCATTTAACTTTCCTGAACGAAACGTTAATAAACACTACTGCATGGCGTGCGTACTCGACGCCTTAGACGAGTTCTGCCAAGAACTAACGGAGGTCAAGGATGGCAGATAAACTCCTAACCATCCCGCAAATCCGGCACTGCCTGCACGCGCTAGCGACGCGGCTGGCGGACGCCGAGGCGGAGGTCCCTTCAAGGTGGGAGCTGGCAAAGCTCCTGCGTCACCTAGCCGAGCAAACCAGGCGACGTAAGTCGACCCGCCGGGCCCCGCCGCAGCGCGCGCCACGACCGTCTACGCAAGAGGCCCAGGCCTTTATGGAGACGCACCCCGATGCCGACCAGCTGGAAGCCGCCAACGCCTTTGGCACCAACCAGGGACGCATCTCCGAGGCGCTGAACGGGTTCAGGGAGTAAATGACAACCATCGCCTATAAAGATCACATCCTCGCTGCCGACACCTCGATCAGCCTCGACAGCGGCGACTTCGAAGGCACTGCTGCCAAGCTGGCGCGCAGCCCGGCCGGCTCGCTCGCGGGTGCGGCCGGCACGGCCAGCTGCTGCGCCCTGTTCCTGGCCCTGACCGCGAGCGGTCAGGTCGATAACTGGCTCGACCAGGGACAGCGCGAGGGCGGCGTGCTGCGGCCCCTGGACCTGCCCCTGCCCCTGGACCTGCACCTCGGACCCAGCGGCTTTGGCGCGCTCTACGTGCATTACAGCGGCCTGGTGTACGCGATCAGCGCCACCCTCCTGCCCTACAGCTACGCCGCCCCCTTCTATGCGGAAGGGAGCGGCCACGAATACGCCAAGGGGGCGATGAGTGCCGGCGCCAGCGCCGAGGAAGCGGTGCGGATCGCCGCCCGATGGGACCGCCGCACCAACGAGGAGGTGCAAACCTTGATATTCAAGGGGTTACGATGTTAGATGATCAACCAACATGGGCAGTGTTGTATAGAAAACGATGCCGCTTGTTCTACTCACCAAGCAACGCTACGCGCGCATTCAATCACGCTAATGTTGGAGCATCATTATGGGTCTTCGGCCCATTCGGATGGCGTGATATAGCATTTGTATCTGAAAAAACCGGCGGGGTGGCACCTCACCCCCTACCAGGAGCTTCCACCCATGCCCAGTAAAACTCCCAAACAAGCCAAAACCATGCGGGCCGCCGCGCACAACCCGGAGTTTGCGAAGAAGGTGGGGATACCGCAGAACGTCGCCAAGGATTACGCGCGTGCCGACCAACGGCCGGCAGCCGCGAAGTACGCGGCGGCGGACAAGGGGAAAGCGATCAGGCGGGGGACACCCCGTCGACGGTAACGGTGATGCACTTATATCAACCGGTCGGGGTCGACCGGCTCGATGTCACCTAGTTCCCGAAGATGGATCACCCACCAAGCGGCGATTTCCGAGTACGCCTCGGCTTCCGATAACTTACAGTTGGATACCTGCAACTGCCCATACCTGACCGCATTCACAAGCAATTCCAACCGCGTCAGAAACGACCCGGTAGCTTCGGTGTAGTTTTGAGGGAATGGGATCGGTATCGAAGTAGGATAAGAGTTGTCGTCGTCCCGCGGCATTTCACCCCCTATTCGTAAGGCAGGCTTTGACCATACCTTACTGCCCAAAAGGGGTAAGTCAACCGTCTAGGCGGCGTATTTTGTGCTTGGATTAGTGATTTAGCACATTCGGTAGATGTGACTGTGACACCCCACTACTGCTAGCGTAATTTACGAGGTAATCAACAGGAACTATAGTTACAGCCACTATGGGCCTCTACCGAAGCCCTTTGGGGCGTTTCCGGTTTAGCTCCTCGAACAGGTCTAGCACCGACTGGTGTGGGATCAGATAGCGCTCCCGCATCGAGCTGGACCGCCCCTTGACGTTGCCCTCGACAAAATCGTACCGCACCGTCAGGTAGCCCTCGGCGATACGCGCCGAAATGGCGGCATCGATCGTCGGGATGCTGATGCCATACCGCGCCGCCACCTCCTGGCGTGGCGGGAACGGCAACCCCGCCTTGTACCGATGGACGATAAAAGTGAGAAGCCGAGCCCCCTGGACCGGCGGTCGCAGCGTCCCCTCATTCTCCTGCAGCATGCGCATCAACCCATCGACGACGTGCGACTTCAATTCCGGCCACTCGCGCGACGGTTTTGATGGAGTGGACGATCCGTCCGCTCCGCGCTTTGGTGGCGCGGACGAGGATGGAACGTCAGGTGGAGCAGCATCGGCGCTTATGAACGTCTTAACACCCACTGACATAGTTAGATCCCCTGAGGAACTTAATAGGGGGCTTAACTAGCACCCCTAACTATGCTGGCCTATATAGCACTCATCGTATTAAAGCAAGACAGATAAACCCTGCGACAGCCTGCCGCACTAACTATAAGTCAGGGTTAGTAAAAAGACTGTCACATTTAACATGGTTAATAAATCGTCCGCGGGGCTATACCGCGGGCGGGGTATCGAAAAGGATCAGCGTGGCGGGCGCCAACCACGGGGGGATAACCTGAGGCCAGCTAATCCACCACGCTGAAAGTCGACTAGGAAACGCAAACTAACCACCGTGCGAACCCTACGATGATAGCTATCGTTCTGTCAATCCCGCGGGATCTGACGGCTGCGCTCGGCAAGGCTGACGAAGCTCACCTCGGCCTGACGGCCGTCAGGCCTACGGTATTGCCGCAGCCGGTAGACCAGGGAAGCTTTCTTGATGCCAAGCCGGCGCGCCGCCTCGGAGCGGCCCACGATACGACCTTCCTCGACGACGACGACGTTGGTGGCCTCCAACGCGGACGCCGCCTGCTCCTGCTGCCGGTCGCGGGGATGCTCCACCTGGCCCAACACCTCGGCGTCGCTCCAGCCCGCCCGCACCCGCCAGCGCAGGGTCGCAGCAGGCAGACCAAGCTCCAGCGACCAGGCGCTCAACGACTGGGACCGGATACTCCCATCCGGCTGTATCGCCTGTAGGTAGCGCGTCTGGTTGCGGTGCAGCAAAACTTTTGGTTGGGTGGTTGGGAGTGGGACAGACGGGAGTGGGACGGCTGCCGGCGCACCCGGCGGAGGGATGGGCTCGGGGGCAGGTGGTGCCGCACGCGCCACCGGACCGCTGACCGCTGGTCGCGGGTCGACCGGAGGGACGACCAGGGGAGACTGGACGGGTATACCACCCGTGAGGGCGCGGGAGAGATCTGTCAGGCGGCTCATAGCAATCCTTGCTGGTAGAGGGAGACCAACTCCTTGAGGCTTTTCTGGTGGTGCTCGGCGGGCACCAGGCGCCGGGCCACGATCGGCGACGGCAACGACCCTGGAGCCAGCAGCCACGACGGCAGGCGATCGAAATAGATCGCGTAGCGCTCGCGGCCGGCATGGCGGGTGACGACGAAGATACAGTCACCCTCGGCTCGCCTGGGGCTCGCCCGCACATGCCGTAAGAAACCGCTTGTCACCACCCGCACCACCTTGAATATGCTTAGTTTAACCCTCGTGGTTAGGAGGGATAGGTGTCATAGTATCCTGCCGTCCGACGGACGCAACCGCACATTAGATTAATTAACGTAATTCGATATTAATTTTAATATTCGCACCGTCACGCATCGGCAATTTCAGCGCGTTTTCACCCCTACCCCCTACTGGGGGTCGACCGGATCGTCTTCCCCCTGTTTTTGGGTAGATGCGCGGTGAAATCGAGCAGCTCTACGGTCAGGGTCTTCCCACCGTCGCCGCTCGCCACTATCGCTGATGCTCCACTTCGCCGCCTCGTGGAACGAGGGGTGGGTGAGATGCCCGGCGATGCCGCAGGTCTCAACCCGTATCGGTGCGTCAGGGATACCGGCGGCGACCAGTATGCGCGCTAGCTCGTGGGTAGCGCCGGAGCGGGACTGCGCCGTGTAGGTCACACCAGCGACCACCGTCTCGGCGATCCAACGGCACCCCCGCTCGGGAGTACAGGTCGCCTCGTCAGGCCATTGTCGAGCTGTGAGCATCTGAAAACGATAGCACCTATCGGCGGCAAGGTTCAAGTCTAGGGAGGTGGGGTGGGATATCGCCCCTCGCGCGCGGACGCGTAAGAAATAAAAAATAATAATATCAAATACGCGCGCGCATGTCGCGCGCGACCGGGATGGTAGTTAGGGGGGCTATAATGGTGTATAAGATATTGAATTTTTTGGGTTATTGACGTCTGAGCGGCTCACCTAACCGGGGGCGGGGCCCCGGGTGGCCTTGGACAGGTGGAGGGGGCGGGGTGGCCGGTTTTACTTTGGCGTGATGGCCGGTGTTACTTAGGTGTTACTGTTTGTACTTAACCAGGCGCGGGTTTGTACTGGTCGGCGCGCGGCGCGCGCCAGCATATCCAACTACACCTCGATCAGGTATAGCTGATAGACTTGTATTTAGCCTTGTCGCGATAGGGGATGACGTAGGGGTCAGAGCCGTAAGGCAGGCCTAACCGACTGATATATAACGACTATGTCAGGATATACCATTCTACCGATTTACTTAGACGACTACCTTACATGACCTCAAGCACGTTTATTTTGCGACAATGCCTAAGGTTCCCCCTGGGTTTTCTCTTTGTTTATATATAGTTAGTCTTATAATAAAATGACCTTAGTGACCTTAGTACCTTTTTTCGGAACATAGGTACGCAACATGCGCGCACACTAACCATCCCTCGATCCCACCTAGTGCTCTCTACTCCGAAATCGGTGCTTAAGGTGCCTAAGGTCCGTAACCCATTGATTTTAAAAAGCGAACCTTGAGACACCTGACCGACCTTGAGCACCACAAGGTCCCTAATTTTATACTACTACACTTACCCATACCTATACCTTAGTATTAGGCAATATAGTCCATCAATCTAGAAGAGGATACATACTTTAGTATTAGGCAATATAGTCCATCAACCTAGGATCAAACCCCTACCAAAGTATAGGTGTGGGTAGGTCTAGCTTAGGCGTTTTCAATGGTTTAGCAGTCGCATACTGGGTGCTGCCTTACGCACTTTTTGCAGCCTGAGGCTGCGTCACACCTAGCTGACAGCCTGCCTAACTTTCCCTGTTGACACAGCCTCAGGCTGCGTCGTATAAGGGGGAACGATAACTCTCATCGTAAGGAAGGTAGGTAGGGTATGCATTTTCATCGTAAGGGAGGCCTGACGTTTTGGCGTATCGGCCGCCTGGGTGGCTCTTTTTACCTGGCTCGTCGTCGTCCCGCCGCCGCCACCACCGCCGACCACCGGCTGCGCCGCCACGAGCGCATCGCCTCCCGCCTAACCTGGGGTTACGCCTGGGCCGTCACCTTCATCCTGAGCGTGTGGCTCGTCGCCGGCTTCGTTCATAGTTTTATTTAGGAGTGTTAGTAGTTATGACATCAACCCAGCAGCTCAACGCCATCACCTCATGCTTTTTTCGCCGCGCGTGCGCGGACCACAACAATGAGTTTGGTCGTTATCTTTCGTGGGCCGATGCTCGCAAGTTGTGGAAGCAGGCGCGCATCGAAGCGCGCGGCTACGTGTACAACCATTAAACCATCAACCAGAAGGAACTAGTACCATGACACTTACAAAACACGTGATTTTCAGTTCGCTGCCACCAGCCGCCGGCAACCTTAAAGATGAAGTGTTCGACGTGCTTGTTGATGAAGTTTCCGAAGCAATCGAAATGGGACTGGAAGCGGTTCTTACGAGCTTACGCGCCAAGTTTCCGAATGTTGAGTTCACGATTACGAACTGAACCCCTAATAACCACCAACCGAGGAACAAACTAATGATTGCACGCGACGAAGACGGCTCATACCTCGCCTACGCATGGCCGGGCGGGTATCCAGTGTATCACGTTTGCGATGATGCCGGTGTGTTGTGCCCGGCGTGCGCCAACAATCCGAGGAACCCGGTGCATGAAGACGCGCCGGATGACGGCTGGCGCATCATCGATAGCGACGTGAACTATGAGGATGCGGAGCTAACGTGCGACCACTGCGGCAACGCCATCGAAGCCGCATACATTGAGGAGTAGTTGTATTTCGCAGGGGACCGGGTAGCGCTGGTCCCTCACGAAGCACAGCCAGCTTCACTAACCACCAACCGAGGAACAACCAATGATTACCTTCGCAGTGACCTACGAAATTATTACCGAGGCAAGCACCGAGGATGGCGAGGCTGAAGAAACCGGCTTCATCTCGCGTGATGCCGACCTACGTTCAGCCCTCCGCCTCGTTCAGGAAACCGACAGCGCCCATTGCTCGCAGACGGGCATCGAGGCCAGCGACAGCGACCCCACCGCCGCGCGCTGGTTCACGGTCTATTC